CATCGACAATGGTTACCTGGTCAAATTCAACAATACTGACCACACTTGTGCGGTTGGTGTGTTTAACGGGTGTCAGTACATCGACCCCACCACAGGTAAGCCTACCTGGAAGAACTACTACCCTGGTTCTGTCAACATCACCGCCGGCCAGATCATGGCTGACGTGATCGACGATCCCAGCCAGTTGTTCCTCATCCAGAACGCAGGCACTCCTACTCAGGCGAGCATCGGTTTGAACGCTGAAATCACTGCCAGTACCACTGGTAGCACCACAACTGGACTGTCTAACATGTCCATGAGTGGCACGTTCACTGAAACTGCTGCTACCAACCTGAAGGCAGTGGGTTTGTGGAATGTACCGGGCAATGAGATGGGCCAATACGCCATTCTCGTTGTGAAAATTAACGAGCACATGTACGGCAGCACTGGCACGCCGGGCTTTAGCACCTAAGGAGATCAATCATGGCAATTTCACGTGCACAACTGGTGAAAGAGCTTGAGCCTGGTCTCAATGCTCTGTTCGGACTCGAGTACAAAAACTACGAGAACCAACACACCCAAATCTACGCTATCGAGTCTTCGGACCGCGCGTTTGAAGAGGAAGTGATGGAATCGGGCTTCGGCGAAGCTCCTGTGAAGACTGAGGGCGCGGGCGTTTCGTACGACCAAGCGCAAGAGGTCTACACGGCTCGCTACACCCACGAGACCATTGCTTTGGCGTTCTCGCTGACGGAAGAAGCTGTCGAAGATAACCTCTACGACCGCTTGTCTGCCCGCTACACCAAGGCCCTGGCCCGTTCTATGGCTCAGACCAAGCAGATCAAGGCTGCGGCTGTGCTCAACAACGCTTTCACCACCTCTATCGGTGGCGACGGTGTTGCTCTGTGCGCAACCAATCACCCGACCCTGTCAGGTCCTAACCTGTCCAACACCTTGGCTACGGCCGCTGACTTGTCCGAGACCTCCTTGGAACAAGCTCTGATCGACATCGCAGCGTTCACTGACGAGCGCGGCCTGAAGATCGCCGTCCAAGGCCTGAAGTTGATCATCCCCAAAGAGCTGATGTTTACTGCTGACCGTATCATGAAGTCCACGCTCCGCGTTGGTACTGCTGACAACGATGTCAACGCCATCCGCAACATGGGCATGGTTCCTCAGGGCTACGTGGTTAACAACTTCCTGACCGATCCAGATGCGTTCTTCATCAAGACTGACGCTCCTAACGGCATGAAAATGTTCGAGCGCGTGTCCATGAAGACTGGTTTCGAAGGCGACTTTGACACCGGCAACGTGCGTTACAAGGCACGTGAGCGCTACAGCTTTGGCTTCAGCGATCCTCGCGGCATTTTTGGTTCGCCAGGCGCAGCCTAAGCGACAGCGGCCGGGTTTACCCCTGCTAAGAAAGGCCCCTTCGGGGGCCTTTTTTATGTCTAAAAACTGTCATGGGATGCGTGATAGGATGATTTGCAGCGCGGTGCTGCAACAATTTTTTTGGAGTGTAAAAATGCTGTTTACTGTATCTGTTGACCTTGACAATGGCGGCTACTTTGAGTTTTCTACCGAGTCCATTCTGAAGTTTTTGCAGGCTGCTCAGGCGTTGGGTAACACTGACATTGAAGAGATCGAAGGCGAGGACGAAGAGTTTCAAGCGTTCGCTGACTGCTTTGCTGAAGACGAAGAGTACTTTTACGATGAAGATGCTGAGTGCTACTGCTGGTACGACGAAGAGTACGAAGCATGGTACTGGTTGGACGAGGACACCAATGAGTGGCTCTTGGTTGAAGACGAAGCTGAAGACGAAGCTGAAGACGAAGCTGAAGAGGCTTAATTTGTGTTGGGTTCTAAGGGGGGCTTCGGCCCCCTTTTTCGTTCGTGTTCGTCGTAGTGGTGTATGCGGTGGCAGTTGGCGCACAGTGCTACGCATTGCTTTATTTCTTCGTAAGCCGTCTTAAATCTGCCGTCGCCTATAAGTTCGTTGACGCTGTATTTTTTAGGCCCAACGTGATGGAAGTCAATCACCGCAGGGTGGGAGAACCCGCATTTGGTACAGGACAACCCCCGTTTGAACTCTAACCATTCTTGCTTTTTCTGCTTTCGGGTTTTTTTTGTCCTGACCTTTACCTCGTCCTTGTTTTTTTGGTAGTGTTTGGCCGACCACTCCTTATGCTTGGCTTTACTGACGTTTAGGTCTTTGTAAGGCATGGTCTTGACGCATCATAAAAATGGTGTATATTGGATGCACTCCGGGGTTTCTCGGCGCATCTGACAGTCCCGGCTGACGACATGCAGACAGATGTGCTCCACTTGCATGTAAGGAATCTACCATGGCTACGACCACCTTCTCCGGCCCCGTCAAAGCGGGCACTATCAAAGAAACTACCGGCACCACTGTCGGCACCAACGTCAAGAACACTGGTTTTGTGCTGATGGCACAGTCTGCCGTGATCGACATCATCGGCGCTACTGCCGCTGATCAGGTCGTGGCAACGATCCCTGCGGGCTCGCAGATCGTTGACGTGATTTTGAACGTCACCACTGCCAACGATGATACCGGCACTGCCACTGTGGCGGTTGGTACCTCTGGCTCTGCCACCGCCTTCCTGCCTGCTACTACTGTGAAAACTGCTGCCACCACTCGTGGTACTTTGAGCACCAGTGTGGCCACCGATGTTGGTACCTCTGACATCCAGGTTCTGGCTGATTTCACCGCTCAGAACGGCAACGGTGCAGCTGGTGCGGCAACTGTCACGGTGACATACCTGCAAGCTCGCGATCTGGTCTGATAGGAGGCCGACATGAGCGCCAGCAATATAAAGTCGGTACAGAAGACGGCCTCTGCGGCGGCTGTCGCTGGCCGCACGCGTCTGCTGGGGGTCTACTTCACAAACACCGCTACCGCCTCTTCTGTCGTCCTCAAGGACGGCGGCAGCAGCGGCACTGCCCGTTTGTCGCTGCTGACCCCTGCTTCAGCAGGTTCACAGGACTTGATGATCCCCGACATGGGCATCCTGTTTGAAAACGGCATCTACATCACTTTCGGCTCGGCCGAGGTGACCAGTGTCACTTTGCTGTTTGAAGGCGGAGCGCCTGCGTAATGCCTGCCAAGAAAAAGGCCCCTTCCCTTTCGGTTGGTCGTGGCGAGAAATTGCCCGTCTCCAAGGGGGCGGGCTTGACTGCCAAAGGCCGCGCCAAATACAACGCTGCCACCGGCAGCAACCTCAAGGCTCCCCAGCCCAAAGGCGGATCACGCAAAGACTCATTCTGCGCGCGCATGGGCGGGATGCCGGGGCCGATGAAAGATGAAAAAGGCAAGCCTACCCGTAAGGCGGCCGCTTTAGCAAGGTGGAAGTGTTAAATGGAAAACCTAAGCGTGATTTGGTCTGCGGGCCTCACAATGGCCACGACGGTCATTGGCTTCTTACTCAAAGATAAGTTCTCTGAGTTGACCCGGATTAACATTTTACTCAACCGGACACGCGAGGAGATTGCCCGTGATTACGTTACTCAATCAGAAGTTCAGCGCATTACTGACCACATTGACCAACGCTTTAACAAACTTGAAGCGAAAATTGATCAACTTATTCACCAAGCAAAGTAAGGAATGATGATGGCAACCTCGAAACTAAAAATGGTTAAAAAAGACGGCAAATCAGTACCTGCTTTTGCAGCTGATGGCGTTGGCAAGATGAAAAAAGGTGGTATGGCCATGAAGTCCGCATCGGACAAGATGGGTCGTGCTGTTTCTCGTAAAACGGCCGACGTCAAGGGCCGTGCAATGAAAAAAGGAGCTTAATATGGCTGGAAAAGGTATGGGTTGCGCCACTCGTGGCGGCGGTGCTGTTGAAAGCGGCCCTAAAAACAAGATGATCTCTGAGCCTAGCAAGAGCACTGGCGTTCCTATGATGAAAAAGGGCGGCATGGCTAACAAAGGCAACATCAACGAGCACAAGCGCATGGCCATGGGCAAGCCCATCGGCAAAATGGGTGGTGGCATGATGGCCAAAGGCTACAAAAAAGGCGGCATGTGCTAAATGGCCACCTCCGGCACGACCACATTTGACCTGTCGATTGATGACCTAATCGAAGAGTCTTTTGAGCGCTGCGGCATGCGGGCGACCAGTGGGTACCAACTCACGTCGGCCCGCCGCTCGCTCAATTTGCTGTTCCTCGATTGGGCCAATCGGGGGCTCAACTTGTGGACCATTGAGCAGGCTACTTACCCGCTGACAGCGGGCGTCTACGAGATCGCTCTGGATGCTTCTGTTGTCAACGTGCTTGAGGCCGTTATTCGCCAAAATGACCAGGGTACAAACACCGACGTCTACATTGAGCGAATCAGCCGTGAGGACTGGCTCAACGTGCCCGACAAGACCACGCAGGCCCGTCCTGCGCAGTTTTATGTGGAACGCACCAATATCCCCAAGGTGTACTTTTATCCAGCTCCAGCGGCCGGATACACCTTCGTGTACTACCGCATTCGTCGCATCCAGGACGCCGGCGCGTACACAAACACTTCCGACGTGAATTTCAGGTTTTTGCCATGCCTGGCGTCGGGCCTGGCGTACTACCTGTCCCTTAAGTTTGCTGCTGACCGGGCTGCGGGATTAAAGGCCATCTACGAGGAAGACTTCCAGCGCGCGGCCCTGGAAGACCGAGACACCGCCAGCGTGCAGTTCGTACCGGACCTGGGGGTATGACATGGCCTTTGCAACCGGCATATATTCCTACGGGCTGTGCGACTACTGCGGGCAGCGGTACAAGTACAACATCCTGCGCAAGAATTGGCGCGGTTTCATGGTGTGCCCCGACGATTACGAGCCGAAAGAGCCCCAGCTTGAGCCGCTTCGTTACAACGGAGACGCCATTGCATTGCGTGATCCGCGTCCCGACCGCATTGAACCCGTATCTGTTTTTGTGGGCGCACCCGGCTTCACGGCGTTTCAAAGCTACGGCAGCGTCCGAGGCGGCACCAATATGCAGCCGTACATCCAAGACCAGGCGCTCATTGCGCAGGGCGTTGTCGGCAAAGTGACTGTGAGCACCTCATGACCTACGACGAACTTGTCACCAACATCAGGAACTACACCGAGGTGAACAGCAATGTGTTCACGGAAGCGGTCATCAACACCTTCATCACCATGGCGGAGAACCAGATTCTTCGCGAGATTGACTTGGATGTGTTCAAGCTCGAAGTGACGGGCAACATGACCCAGGGCAACAAGTTTCTGGCTGCCCCTACTGACCTTTTGACGCACCGTTACATGATTCTGACGCCTGCCAGTGGTGATCAGTTGTTCCTGGATTTCAGGGACACGTCTTTTATGAAAGAGTATTGGGCCAACGGCAGCACGCAAGGCACGCCCAAGTACTACTCCGTGTGGGACCAGAACACCTTCTACATTGCGCCCACACCAAGCCAGAACTACAGCGTGGAGTTGGGCTACATCTATCGCCCAACACAGCTGTCGTCAACCAATACGACCACATGGATCAGCAATAATGCACCTGAGGCATTGTTGTATGCGTGCTTGATTCAAGCGTACAGCTACACAAAAGGTCCTGCTGAAATGATGCAGTACTTCCGTGGGGCGTACAAAGAGGCCATTCAAGGTCTGGGCACAGAGCAACAGGGCCGTCGCCGCCGTGACGAATACCGTGATGGCATGCTTCGTATTCCACTTAAATCGGATTCACCCGGGCCATGATTACAACTCCCATACCCTTACACGTAGGCAGCGTCTACGTCGAGACCACGCAAAAGCGTGGCTGGACAACGGAATAACTGGCTGCGCGCGCGGCTGACAAGATTATTTTTGTTGGGGACCAGTCGCACCCGGCAGTGCAGGCCCAGGCCCGAGCTTTCAAGGATAGCGTCAGGCAAGTCGTGGCGTTTTATTTGAGAGAGGCGGTCGAACAGGACCGGGCAACTATTGCCTTGCGCCTGCGCGAGGCAGGTCATTCCGACTTAGTTCACTTGTTAGGAGATTAAAAATGGCATTTTCGGGCAATTACATGTGCACCAGCTTCAAAGTGGAGCTGATGAAAGGTGTGCACAATTTCACAACCAGCACGGGCAACACGTTCAAGCTGGCCCTGTATGACAACAGCGCCTCGTTCACTGCAGCAACGACCGCTTACACGGCCACCAATGAGGTGGCTGCATCGGGCTCGTATGCGGCGGGTGGCGGCGCATTGACCAACGTCACGCCCACGTCCAGCGGCACGACCGCGTTCACGGACTTTGCTGACCTGTCGTTCACTGCTGCAACCATCACAGCTTATGGCGCATTGATTTACAACGATTCTGCTGCGGGCGACCCGACGGTCTGCGTTTTGGACTTTGGCGGTGCAAAAACGTCCACCAGCGGCACGTTCACCATCATCTTCCCAACGAACGATTCCACCAGTGCCATCATCCGCATTGCCTGATGAGGAGCGC